CCAGTGACGGGCACTCCGCACGCGTCCAGCGCGATGATCCGCAGGTGCGTGCCCTTGATGGGAGTCGCGCACGTCGACGTAGCTGCCATGGTGATCTACTCCTATTCGGTGGGCACGCCCAGGGTGATGTGCGCGGCCAGAAGGCAGCACTCGAAGCCGAGCAGGTAGTTCCTCTCGGCCTGCATGCGGAGAGTGTTCGTCGACCGGTCGAGGGAGTCCCGCACCTGCGTGAGGAACACCTCCGACCGATATCCCCAAGCTGCGCCAGTGGCGTAGACCCACGCCGTGCCCGCGGCCGGTGCCGTACCGTCCGGGCCGGTGCCGGTGTAGCCGCCGCCCGCCACGACCAGGTTCCCGGCCGCCGTGTAGAGACGCCCGTCGCGTTCGGTGACGAGGTTCCACGCGGCGAGCGTGGGCAGCGCAGTGGGCGGCACGTGAATGAGGCCCTGGCCCTTGTAGCAGTCGGCCAGCTCCTGCTCCAGCATGCCGAGCGCCACGGCCACATCGGATCCGGTGACGACCGGCGTCGCCACCGGCTGCAGGACGACGTCGCCGTCGAGGACTTCCGTATCAGCGGCCAGGTGCGGGAACACGACGGGCTGCCCGGCAGCGCTACCGGTCCAGAACGCGGTCTCGACCTGCTGCTGCTCGACGCGGGTGAGGGCATCCCGGGCGATGTTCTGCGCGTCGCCGAGTCCGACCGGCGTGCACTGAAACTCTGCGATCACCGTGAACGGCAGCGCACCCCGGGACGTCTGCTCCACGTTGGGGGTTTTCGCCGGGGGTGCCGGCGGGGCGCCGGTGCCGGTGACGGAGAGGCATTCGTCGTAGGTGGTGTCTCCGGCCGGGCAGCGCTCGGTCCAGGTGACACCGTTCTGCCAGTGTGCGCCGTCGGGGCTGGGGTTTTGGATGCTGTCCCACAGCCCGTAGGGCAGGGCGGTGAACACCGTTGGCAGGTCGATCAGTTGCCGTGCGGCCATCGATGTTCACCACCTTTCTTCGACTCGTGTCACGGTCGGGGTTCCGGGTCAGACCCGGACGGTGCCGGTGAGGAGCGCCGACGTGGAGCCGTTGACGTTGAAGCCGACGCGGTACCGCCTGCTCTCGTGGCCGACGCGGGCGACGAGGTGCGCCTCCTCGGACCAGGCCGCCGTGTGGTCGTTGGTCTCGTTCAGAACCGAGTCGCGGATCACGCCGAGGTCGAGGCTCAGGCCGTTGCCGTGGATGAACGTGCCAGCGGCGTAGATCAGGAAGTCGGCGGTCGTCGACCATGCCGTCATGGGGGTCGCGTTGCCGAACTGGCCAGAGCCGCGGACCTGCCAGTCATCGACCCACTGCACGGCCACGTTCCGGGCGGTGAAGTACGCGTTGATCGCGGACAGGGGGATGTCGCCCAGCTCGACGCCGGCCTTCCACGCGAGGTCGGCCTGGATGACGTCGCGAACCCAGTACGGGAGGACCACTTCGAGGACATCCTCGATGCACATGCCGTAGCGGGCCCGGTAGTCCGTCGCGGCCATGCCGACGGCGTTGTAGATGCGGGGGGCTGCCGCGTCGGTGACGGCACCGCCGGTGATCGTGATGACCGACGAGGATGCGTTCAGCATGAGCGCGATGAGGCGTGCGTTGATGGCGTGGTCGTGTGCGGCCATCAGCAGCTTCAGCGTGTGCTGCGTCGCTTCCGGGTAGGCGTCGTCGGTGAGGTTGCCTGCGGTGAGGCAGTAGCCGTAGGCCTCCAGCCGCTCCTCGTCGAAGTCCGGGCAGGGCACCCGCACGCACGGCTTCGTGGGGGATCCGGTCGCGGCGGCGATGTCGTCGGCCTCGGTCCACAGCCAGGGCTGGGAGGTGTTGGAGAAGTCGGTTCCGAAGCCTGCGAGGTTGGCGCCGCCGAGGGCGTCGGCGAGGCTGGGGGAGACGGGGAAGGAGATGCCGCCGCGGGTGACGCCGAACGTCGGCAGGTCGATCATGCCGGACGAGCAGGCGATGTTGAAGAAGTCGTAGCGGATCTCGGACGGCGCGCACCAGCCGCCGCCGGCGACGAGGGCCTGCTGCTTGTCCGGGCTCGTGAGGAAGTGAACGAGGTCGCGGACCTGCGCGCCGGACGTGCGGTCGTCGACGGTGTGCGAGAACTCGTTGCGGATGCTCGCGACGAGTTGGCGGTTGCCGGTGCCGTCGTTGGTGACGGGCATGCTCTTCGCCTTGCGGGCGACGACGTCGGAGAGGGAGTTGAGGGTGGGGAGTTCGCCGCCGTGGGCGACGCCGGGGATGTCCACGGACGCGGTGACGGCGAGGCGGGGCTGCGGCACCTGTGGGGTGGGCGCGTGCTGTGCGGTCTCGGCGAGGGATGCGGTCGCGCGGCGGGCGAGGGCCTCGGGGTTCACGGTGCCGCGGCGCTCGCCCATGAGGGCGACCATGCCTGCCGTTACGCCGCGCGCTGCGGCGGCAGCGATAGCTTCGACGTCGACCTGCGCGGTCTGCTCGGCGGCGGGGGCGGCGGGGGCGGTGCCGTTGACGCGGGCCTGGAGCTGGGAGAGCTGGTCGGCGACGCGGCTCTGCTGGAGGCTGGCCTGCTGCTCGGCGCGGACCTCGCGGACGCGGAGTTCACCGCGGATGCGGTCGAGGTCGTCGGTGAGGCGCATCGCGTACTGGAGCGTCTCGGGGTCGACGTTGTCGGACTCGTTGACGCGGTTGAACTCGGCGACCGCGCGGGTTTCGAGTTCGGCGAGGTCGGCGTCGCTGGAGAGGGTCAGGTCCGGCGGGGCGTTGAAGAGCTCTTCGGCTGCCACGTTGTCCTCCGTGGTCAAAGGGTTGTTTGCGGGCTCATCAACGCCCTTTGATCACGGAGGTTAGCGCATAGCACACGTACCAGCAAAGAGTCAATTACCTTCACCGGACCGGTAAACCTAAAGGTCAGATGCTCGGAGGGGGCGGCGGCGGAGGCACCGGACGACGCCTCTTATTGCAACTGCACATTCCCTTTCACCCCCTTCCCGGGTGGACCCGGCGCGACAGCATCCGCATCACGATCCGCACCGCATCCCGCTCCAGCGCATCCTGAGAGCGGCCCCACGCCACCGTCGGACGGCCCGCCGCCAGCAGCGCCTGAGGCTCACCGGAGGCGACCCGCGCCCTCATCTTCGGCACCGGGAACCCCGGCACATTCACCCCCAGCAGACCGACCAGCCGCAGCGCGCCACCGATCCGCCGCCAGTCCCCCGACACCTGCCCGGCCGCCTGCAGTTCGTACACCTTCAGCGGATCCGCACCCGGCCGCACAGCGCCCGCTACCCAGATGCCATGCGCGTCGTTACCGACCGCGACGTCGGCGACCGCCGCACCCGTGTTGTCGTAGTGCTCGGCCGCAGGCGTCGCACCGTAGTGCAGCGGCGCATGCCCCGTCCCGACGGTGATCTGCCCGACCGCGACCCGCGACCCGTCCGCGCACACCACCTCACCCGTGCGGTAGTACGGATGCGTGTCCTCGTGCGGCGGCTGCACGCACACGTCTTCCTGACCGATGTGGCACGACCCCCACTGCGCGGCGTGCCCGTAGATCCGCCCGTCGTCCGTGACCGTGATCGGCGTCGGCAGCGACAGCCCCGGGTCCGAGAACCATTCGGCCGGCGGCCGGAACGCGCCGCCCGAAGCGGTGACCGGGGTGAGCGGCCTGGCCGCACGCTCGGCTTCCTGCAACGTGTCGAGTTCCGCGGCCGTGACCGGCGTTCCGCCGGCGACGACGGCGCCCTGCTCGTCGAGGAGGGCGATGTACGCCTCGGCGAACGCGGGGATGTCGACCAACGTGGCGGCGCGGATGCGGCCTCCGTGGAAGACGACCTTTTCGGGCTGTGCGAACAGCATCTCGAACAGGTCGTCGTCTTCACCACTGTCGCCGGTTCCCGCGTTGACGTCGTCGGGCCACACGAACTCGACGTCGGCGTCGGCGATGGAGTCGGCGTCGATGCTGACGCCGCGCAGGAACTTGCCCTCGATCTTGGCGTGGGCGCGGCGGCCGTTGTCGTCGGACAGGTCGAGGACGCCCGCACCCATGATCTTGTCTCCGTCGCGCCACACGCGGTCGATACGGCCGACGTTGACGGCCTTCGTGCGGGCTTCACCGCCGTGGGAGTCCTCGATGTTCCACCGCAGCGGCACCGGAAGCTCAGCCCACGTGAGGGCGCCGGGCGCGAACTCGCGGCCGTCGCCGGTCACGATCCCTTCGACTGCGAGGGGCCCTTCCCAGGGGGCGGTCTGCCCGCTGTAGTCCATGCTCTCGTCGCCGTCGTCGCCCGGCTCGCTGCTGCTGGGGGTCTCGGCGGCGTTGAGGGCGGCGAGTTGTTCGGCGGCTGCGGCTTCGGTGTCGTGGCAGCCCATGAGTTCGTTGGTGTCGGTCTGGGTGACGGCCCACGGC